CAGGACCAGCTTCACCAACCATTATTCTACCAAGATTTACCCCACCTTCCGCTTGCTGATTTGTTTCTGGAGGATTATCTATCGTCCATTGTGCTGGATCAACAGGTTGCCCATTTATATAAATGTTCCAATGCAAGTGTGGACCAGTACCAATACCAGTATTTCCAAGACCACCAACTTTTGTTCCTGCTTTAATATCATCATTTAATGTCACGTCAATACTATTGAGGTGAGCAAAATCCATCTCAAGATTATTTTTCTTGACAGTGACCATGTTTCCATAACCACTAACACTAGTAGCACGAACCACAACACCACTGATAGGTGTAATAATAGGAGTTCCTATAGGACCAGCAATGTCAATACCAGTATGAAGTCTGGTACGACCATTTAGTGTTCTTTGACCATAACCAGAGGTAAATGTAAGACCTCTAGTTCCTTTGGGGAATGGAATCCATGCAGGATCTAAAGAAGTATTCTGACCTGATTTAGGACTTGAAAATTTTGTAGTGACGTTACCGTATACTTTACTCGGACCTTGAATAATACTAGCAGCTTCTTCTACAACATTTTCAATCGCCTCAAGTCCAAGTGCTGCCAATACAGCAAGCAATATATTTGAATCTGATAAATCACCAGATCCTCTTCTAGAAGACATTGCACTAAGTGTCTTCCTGAGAGCACTTTTTGCTCTCTGAGTTCTTGTTTGTTGATCAACTTCTTCAGAACTATAAATTGATTTCCTTTGCTCTATATCTTTCTTATACAGAGCAGATATACCACCAAGAAAAGTTTGAAGTGAATCTAAGTAAGAACTTACTTTGACAAAGAACCTACTAAGAGGGTTAGTGGTTCTATTCTGAACAACTAATTTTTTTACCTGAGCATCTGGAACAATTTGCTGTTCCTCTGTGAACTCTGTGTTTATGATATAATCTACACTTGCTTGGCGCAATGGAATGATATTTTCAGCAACGACAAAATACTCGGATGCTGCCGCTTCCGATTTAGGTTCAATCATCCTAGTCTTTGCTTTAAACATCTATCAGAACCCAAACATTCCATTGAAACTACTATCAAGAGTAGTATCCGAACGTCCGAAAGGAGATTGCTCAATATCAATTCCAGGTGCATTAAAACCAGTTTTAGTTTTCGTCTGTGCCTTTTTCTTTCTACCAGGAATCTGAATATAATTAGGAGGTAGTGGAACAACTTGAGGTGTATTACCACTACCAGACTGCATCATATTACTCTGTGCTGCTTCTAACTTATCATACTCTTCTCTGGAAGTAACATTTCGGTACTTAGGATCAACAGCACCAGGACCATATAATGCTCCTCCTGCTGGTGTAGGAGTTGCAAGAATCAATGCTGATGCTGCAACTAGAGGTTTGACTAATGGAGCTAAGATTGGTTTGGCAGCTCTAACCACTGTACTTCTGATTATGTTATCTCTAATCGCACGAACTGGTCTCTCAAATGCCTGACGAACTGCTGGTGTAGGACCAGTTTTCACCATCTCAGGTGTAAATGCTTTGATAGGATTCCAACCACGAATACCAGTAGCACCAGACTTAAATGCTTTGTTAGTTCTAGTGATTTGCTTGGCATCATCTGCCATCAAAGTTCTCCAACTAGCAGTATTTTCAGTAGGAACTCTCATATTTCTACCCATGTTCCACCAGTTAACAAGACCGCCGCCACCAAAATTAGGAATAGTCATATCATTAGAAACTTTTCTGAAGTATTGCTTTGCCGAGGAATCATAAAGATTGGTGCTACTAATACCACCAGATGCCCGTGGTGTTGGTTTATCCAAAAGATCAAGTTGATCTGGTGGAACGTTACCTCTTTGAATAGTCAATCCATCATCACCTCTTTTTATAAGAGTATTTAAATCTATATCAAAACTATCATTTTTGAAATCTTCTCTAGCTCTTGCTGAATATGGGTTAAATCCATCTTCAGCATTTCTCATAATTTCTTCTATAGTTTGTCTTCTATTGTTAGGATCTTTTATAAACCTATTTTGCAAACTCGTTTTCGCATCAGTAAGTCCACTTCTTGCTCTTGAATATTGTAACGCAAAATTGGATCTAAGATTAAGATTAGGGACATTGAAATTAAGAGGTTTTAATTTACCACGTCTAAAACTATTGATACCATACGGTCCTCTTGATGCGGCACCAACCGAACCGCGAGTACCAATCATAAGATCACCAATAAAGTTTAATCCCTGAGTACCAGTCAGGACACTACTCACAAAAGGATTATCTAAAGTTTTAGCAGTCTCAGCCATTCTCTGATCATTACCAGCATTTGTGAGATACTTAAATACTGGAGTTCTATCAAAGGTATTTCTAAAACCAACATATAACGTACCATGAGGAGTACTCACAGAAGTTGTACGTTTTCCATTTGCTTCATATGCTTTTAAGGCATCAGGAACAAAAGCCAATAATGGTGATGGTACTTGATCTTGAGGAATCCATGTTCTAAATTCTTTTACATCAGCAATTGCTGGATCTTGTTTTGGATCAAAACCACCATAAGCAGTCTGCTGTCCATCAATTTCTTGAGTAAGTAGTTTAGTTGCTTCCTCTGGATTTAAATATTGAAAATTAGGATTATTAAAAGCTGCAATAGGATCTAACTCTCCAGCAGCACCCATGGGAAGTGGGAACTCAAAAGGATCAAACTCAAAAGGATTGCCAGGAAGAAGTGGTGGAGGAAAAGGAATAGGAATCTGAGGAAAATCAGGTAATCGCCATGGATCTTCTTCTTGTCTTGGAATTGGTTGTGGTTGTGGAACAGGTTTCGGACGTACAGGAAGACCTTCACCCTCATCCGAACCCTCTGTTTCATTAACTGGTTCTTGTACAGGGATAGGTATAGCTATCGGAGCATTTACTGGTTGGCGATGGCGATGCCTTCTCCTCCTTCCTCCTCCAAAAGGAAATCCACCATCAGGTTTTTTAGGAAGATTGATGCAGGTACAATCAGGATCATCTGGATCATCCCCAAAACCAATGGTTTTATCTATTAAATATTCTTCAAATGTATTTTGATATAATTCTCTCTTGCGCTCATGTAACTCTTTTTGAGTTACAATCTGAAGGTTCTGTAGTTTAACTACATCCTTCATCAACTTTTCAGTTGCTGTCATCTTGGCTTCAATAGCCTTAAGATAACCTACAATGCTTTTATTTTGTACTCTAGGAATTTTAATTTTTTCCAGTTTTATCTCTGGAAGAGATGCAGATGCTGGAGTTTCTGCTTGACTTACAACTTGATCTGGTGTAAGTGGTGGATTAATTGCCCGTACAACAACCTTAGGATTAGGATCAGGATTCAATCCTGCTGGAGCAGCACCAGCAGTGGGAGTTTGCGCTTGAGCAGGATTATTTGCTCCAGGTACGTTACCTCCAGGTCCAGGATTTTGAGATGATGGTGAAGTTCTAGGTGGCATTACTGTTGCTGTGCTCTACGGGCGTTTTCTTTTTCAATAAATTCAACTAACATACTCACATAGATGTCTCGCTCCCACGGCATCATATTTTCAATCTCTGTCAAGCTATATTTATGATGCTGCATGAGATTAAAATTAAGGCGGTAATAATTTTCCAAATTATTCTGGAATACCGCTAAGCGAAAAAATTTGCTAATCCCTCAATTGTGACATCACTAACAACCTTTGTATTAGGATTCTTCACCTTCACTGTGTGAGACAACTTGGGCATACTAGAGAAGAATGATTGAAGTTTAGAATACTGCTTTGAATTTAGTTGTTCAACAAATTCAGTAAGTTCCTTCTTAGTAGAATCTGCTGCTTCCCATGTTTCATCTTCATTGTAAATGGTCTCAACACACTCAACAGCATATTCAAATGTGCTGTCAATAACGCTTTTCTTCTCGTCGGGTTTTTTCTCCATGATATATTTCATGGTAGGATACTTCATCTTCAGAAAGTAACCATTTTCAAGATCAATAGTGTCAGTATGATCTTTGGGGTACTGAACTTTAATATCATCAATGTTAATTTCTACCTCAACCTGAGTTTCACCATCATCAGGACATGTAATAGCAAACTCCAACATTTCACCAACTGACTTGGCGCGAACATTGAGGAAAATATATTCAACATCAAATGTAGAAAGACTTTCTAAATTAATTTTTGTCTGAATACAATTACCAATAATTTGGACGATAGCATCAGTAATTTCTTGCTGATCCTCAGATTCTAATGCAAGAAGGAGAATTTTTTCTTCTCTAACCACAAATGGTCTGTATTTGATTTTTTTCTTTGTGGATGGGATTGTCAACTCATGAACAGGAGTGTTAATCTGGGGTAATGCCATAATTTAAAATTACCTATTAATATTTGTAGAAGTAGTGTTTTTCGTATCTAAACGACACTCTCAATTTATTTAGTGTGCTAGCACCATATGCTAATGGCACACTTTCAATACTATAAGGATATACATTTTTGATATCATATCCAACTGATTTTCCACCATTATTTGCTGCACGATTCTTAAATGTCTTTGTAATTGTCATCTGGTTGCACACAATATCATCATAATAATTCAAAGCAGACACATTAGTTCGTTCTATTCTTTTAGAATTATTAAAAGCGATTTCCTGTCCTTGATTCAAAGAAAACTCAGGAAAAATAGCACTAAACCACGCCTCAAAAAATTTCTGAGGATTGCATTCATTGGTTTGAATAAAACTTAGTCGGAGATCATTATATAATCTAGCATGTGGATATTGAATTAGTCTACCACCATATAATCCATCAATTTCCTGTGTGGCAGCAAAAGTGCCTGGGAGTTGTGCCTCATCACACAAAAAAAGCATATTTTGAGATGCTGGTGAAGTAGCAGAAGTAAATCCGACACTAGTCAAGTTTTTCTGCACCAGTGCAGGCATAGCTGCAAATTCTACCTCATATTCATTAGAATACGAGGCACCTTTATCGCCATCAAATATACTCCTTAATTTCGTTATTGCTGACATTAAATCTAAATAGAGATAATAGTTGTAATTATATTTATGGCATATTCTGGACGTTACCAGGCAATGAATCCAAAAAAGTATAAAGGTGACCCAAGATTGGTCATTTATAGATCTTTATGGGAATTGAAATTTATGAAGTGGTGTGATACTCATGATCATATTGTTGAATGGGGTAGTGAAGAAATTATTGTTCCTTATCGGTCACCTCTAGACGGAAGATTACACAGATACTTTCCAGACTTCTATATTAAGGTCAAGAACAGGAAAGGAACTTTCAAGAAATACATCATAGAAATAAAACCAAAGAAACAAACACAAAAACCCCTACTACCAAGAAGAAAGACAAAGCGTTATTTAAACGAAGTCACAACATATGTAACAAATCAAGCAAAGTGGGATGCAGCGAGAGAATGGTGTTTAGACCGTGGATTAGAATTTCTCATACTCACGGAGGATCATTTAAATGTCTAAGGGATTTGGCAACAGCACACGAAAAAAAGGTGGATTAGAAACACATATTCTCAAAAAATCTGGTGGTCAGAAGAAAAGTAGAGAATGGTATCGTAGAGAAGTCTTTGAATATCTTTACGATAATATGACCGATCAAGTGGAACCAGAAAAACTCTACTTTTACGAATATGACCCAAAATACAAAATGCAAATGGATAGATATGACGTTTATCCATTAGTTTATGCCTTTGATAGTGGAAAGGATAATTTTCTTGGTTCTAACATTCATTATCTTCGCGACAGAGAAAAGAGTCCATATGCTCTTGCCCTCCTAAATAAAAATGCAAGGATTATTGAAAAAACCATTCACCGATACATCTTCAAACAAGCAGATAATTTATTCTTTGAAGTAAAAGATGAAGATTGGGAATTTATAGCATCTTTACCAATTCATAAGTTCATAGAAAATTAATGGCAGTTTATTATCCATCCGAATTTATTGGAAAACCTAAGACTGACTACATGAAAATGTCGTTTATTAGGAGGGATTATGGTGCAAAAAAGGGTGTCAGGTACAAAAAAGTAGATGGGAAACTAGCATTACCCGACATTGTACTCAATATGCCTCAGAAAATCACTGAGACAATAACTCAAAATTATCAAAATGCTGCTTTAGGTGAATTAAGCATATTAAATGCTTTTGGCAATAGGCAAAATCTAGCAGGAGGAGCTGCTGGTAGTGGAGCACTGGGTAATATGCTCAGTAGAGTTGTTGAAGAAGCTGTCTTAAATACAGCAGTTGAAGTTGGCAATAAAGTTGGTGCAACTGGTCTTTCTGCTAACGGACTTCTGTCTGGTGCTAGTGGAATTGTATTCAATCCAAGTCTTGAAGTTCTCTATGAAGGACCTGATTTTAGAACATTCAACTTTCAGTTTGCAATGTTTACTAAATCTGCTACAGACGCAATGAATATTAAACTTATTATTGACACATTTAAAAAAGCTTCATTACCATCAAGAAGTGGTGAAGTAGCAGATGTAGGTAGACTTACAAATTTAATTACAACTACTACAGTTGCTGCTGCCTCTGGTAATATAGGTCAAGGAAGTGCTCAAGCTCTTGGAGCACTGTTAAAAGGTAAAGTGACAGGAAAGGGTGGTAATTATACAACTGCAGTAAATACACTAGCTGGAAGTCTTTCTACTTTAGCTAGTGGTGGATTAGGTGGTATTGGAACTGCTGGCGGAGCATTTTTCAATGGAAAAAACAGATTCATTAAACAACCACCGCTTATTTTACTGCAATATATGAGAGGAGAAAATAAACATCCATATATTCAATCTTTATTGCCTGCTTTTATAAACCAAGTTAGTTTTGATTATACTCCTACTGGAAGTTATACACAAATAGCAAATTATGGTGAAACAGATAAAGCAACAACAGTTGGTGTAACTGTCACATTACAATTAACTGAAGTTACTAATGTTTATGCAGATGATTATGATGACAAAGGTTCATTCAAACCATCAAGTTATCCCTCAGTTTAATGTTTTTCTCAAAATTACCAAATCTAGAATACACTCTCACTAGGACAAACTTTAAGTTTACTAATGAAGATTTTGTCCTGGCAAAAAATATTTTTAGAAGCATTTCAATTGATAATTCAGTGTATGCAACAGATCTATTTTCACAAGTAGAATTAAAAGAGGGATCAAGACCAGATCAAATTGCAGAGGCATTATACGGTGATGCTACCTATGATTGGGTTATTTTAATCACAAATAAAATTATAGACATCAAAACTGACTGGTATCTAGGCACTGGAGAATTTGAAAAACTCATGTCTAAAAGATATACAGATTTTGATGGTGTCAAATATTATACCACGATTGAAGTCAAAAATGACCTCGGTGAAGTAGTTCAACCAGCAGGAATGGTTGTAAACTACAATCCTGCTGATCCCGATTCATTCAAATTGAGGTATATCAAATCTTACAATCCTTTTGTGGAAGAATATGAAAACGGACTTACTTTACTTGTGCCCGTAAGCAATTATGAATATGAAGCAGAACAAAACGCAAAACGAAGAATTATTCAATTACTTAAACCAGAATACTTAGAATCATTTGTTACGATCTTCACAGCATCGGTTAACTATAATATTGAATATAGTAAGAGAAGATTCCAGACTTCCGCAAAACAAACACTAAACAAAGCTAGTATTTTCAACAATATCTCTCTATAAAAACCCTACAGACAAAAAAATACCCCGAATTTTTTTTCGGGGTTTTTTGTAATTAATAATCAATTTTGTCACAGTAATCAGGATGTTTCTTGATAAACTGTAGGACATATGAGTCAGCATCTACTTCCATGGTGTAATGAGCATGGTTATGCATGACTCCAACTAGAATAAAAAAACCCACTATCAATACATTGAAGTGGGTTACGGGACTACTGAGGATCTGCAGTAAGTACTTCTTCATCCTTTTTGTTAAAACCAAAGGGTCCTTCTTTCTCCTCAAGTTTCAGTCGCAGTGCGACTGTACCGATAGACTCAAGGACTTTCAGAATGTCCTCTGCTTTGGCACCTTCACCAAGTTCTTTGGCGACGTACCAATACTTAGGCCAAAAGGTTTCTCCTGCCTTTTGGTAATCTTCAACAGTTAGTAGTTTCATTCTTCTTCAGCAAGGCGGGCAAAGTAGGACAGGGTGTCATCATCGTCAGTCGTAGGAGTAGGCGCTGATGCAGCAGTCGGTTGAAGGTTGTTCAGTTCTTCCTTCATGGCACTAGGCATAGGACGGGAAGGGGCATTGAACTTAGGTGCTCCCATGATGTCAGCATCATTGAAACCACCACGACCTTCGGACTCATCTTCCAGAGTCTCACGATCAAACTTCTGCTTCTGACCACGACCCAGAACAACATTCAGACGTGAATCAAGTTCCTCATAGGACTTGAAGTTCTTAGCATCCATGAACTCATTCAGAGAGTGCTGTGACTTCCAAACCTTCTCAAGTTCAGCATCAGTCATGTCCTCAAGGGTAGAAGGTGCAGCGAAGTCAGACTTATCGTAGTTCCAATAACCATCCTTCTTCTGCAGTTTCAGTTTGAAGTTAGCACCTTGCCACAGATCAAAGGGATTGATCGGAGTCTCATCCTGAAACTCGGGTTGCATTGCTGCCTGAATCTTATCAAAGATCTTCTTACCAAACTTGTAGAGGAAGACCTTACCCTCGTTACCAGGATTAGAAGGGTCACTCACAACGTAGATGTTGGAGTAGTAGGAGAGTTTACGCTTCTGCTTACGAGCGATCTCCTTGTCGCTATCAAGACCACTGTTCCACAGTGTACGGTTCAGTTCCGACACGGGATCTTTCTTACCCAGAGTGGTCAGGGAGTTTTCAATATACCATCCACCAGGACCTTGGAAACCATGTGACCAAACCTTTGCCCATGGCAGTTCTTCGCCGTCAGGTGCAGGCAGGAAACGGATTACCGCAAAACCGTTACCAGACTTGTCCATCTCGGGTTTCCAGAAACGATCATCACTGCTACCACCAGTAGCTTGGAGCTTGTCAATCTCCTTGGTCAGACGATCAAAACCAAACTTGGAGCTGTTCTTAAGATCAGCAAAAGACATTTGTATTACCTCGGATTAGTTGTGTGTGTTGTATTCGTTGGATTGCGATGACCCAACAGGATCATCATACCCTATTTATAGGTCTCCGTCAAGCACTTGCTGACGGACGTTTTCCATATTCTTTCTGAAACCATCATAAACGGACATCATATCAAGATTCTTCCCGTCCATGCCCAACATGGTAGCAGCACGGCGAAACTCATTCTTAAGGTCGTTCGCCATAGGGTCATCTGAAAGATTAAGTCTCATGTAAAAGACCTTCTGTCTATCAATAAGATCAAGCATTGCATCAAAAAATTCTATGCGATCATCATTAGTCATCAACGGAATGAATGGCATCCTATTAACAATCGCTTGCTGAAGAAAACTAATCTCCTCAGCTTCTTTTTGTACTATTTCTGAATCAAAGAAAGACATTGGTGATCTAAAACTTTTTCCTTAAGCGTATGTTTATATTTAACAGTGTCCACAGATACGAATGGAGAATACTTCATGGCGGTTCTCCTCACATCTTTCCACACAATGGTTTCTGTGATACTCTTATCAAATTGTGGTATAAAATTTAGAATCTTGTCAAGAATAACAAAAGTTTCTATGCATATTTGTTTACCCAAAAGAAATTTGAGTAATGGAGGATGAGTCCCATCAATTTTAAATAACTGATCAAACTCTTTCACCTGCTGCAATAAGAAGTCTACATCTTCACCAAACCTATAGTGAAGACTCTCCATGCGCTTCTTCCAGTCATGATAATTATCTTCACCATCATTCCTAATCATATTACCAATCCATCCATCAGGATTAGCAATAAAATTAGAGACGAAGTATGGAAGAATATCAGGATCTTTCATCCTATTAGTCAGTTTCTTAAAGAAGTAACGATCCTTTCTTTTTTCAAAGTTAGTCTCAGATACTCTAGTCTTGCCGTTAAATTTGAAGTAATCATAAGTGTCGGTCGTGAAGTGTAACTTCAGTGCGACATACATTTTATAGGATTCAAATGCGGTCATAGAACTAGTCGTGCTTTTGATGATCGTTTCATGAAGTTGAGACGCTGAGCATCATACTTCAGTTTTTCTTTCAATGGTTTTGAGATCAACTTAGAAACTGTTTCAATTTCAATGTTATTCTCAGTACAATAGTGAATTATACATTCAATATAATTCATCGTACCATTACTGATCTTCATCAGATTCTCAATCTCCATTGAGAACTTGGCAGCAGTCATGAATTTTTCTTCCAAAATGTCATTAAGGTTTTCCTTAGACATTGGCAAATTTTTCTCCCTTGTGATAGTTAACAAACTCATCAATGTACTGCTCCAGTAGTTTCATGTAATACATTTTATCATATTTTTCAAACAATTGCACTTCACCATCTTCACATGCCTGAATAATAACAAGTTTCTCTACCTCAATCCCAGTGAGATCGTAGTAAAGAGCACCATAAGCAGCACATTGAACAAAGTAATGTTCAATCCACTTCTCGGGT